CTGCCCGCCCTTGAACAGGCGCGCGGAGAACCCAAGATCGCCGGGGCCGTAGCCCACCGAGTCGCGGTTGTAGAAGCTGCCATAGGCCAGGCGCCCTAGTCGGCCACCAGCGCAGCGCAGAATTTCGCTGTTGTCGGTGCCGTTGCGGAACACGATGTCGTGGCCCGGCTTGCCGTCGGTCTCCTTGCTGCCGGGCTCGCCGCCAATACCTGTGGGTGAACCCACACGCTCGGACTGCACCGTGATCTGAGTGACGGACACCGGGATGTCGACGCCGCGCTCCAGCCGTAGCGAGTTCCAGGAACCGCCGCCGCCCCCCTCGCCGGGCTTGTTCCAGCCGCCGTCACCGCCGCCGCCTCCACCACCGCCACCGCAGCCCGCCAGGTACAGCACGGTGCTGGCGCTGGGGATGTCGTAGACGGATAGGGGCAGGTTCGACCCGGTGGGTGAGTACTCGGTCCATTGATCTGCCAAGTTGGTCGACTCGCCCAGGGCGCCCCATACCGGCGTGAATTCCACGTGCCCGCCCACCAGGGTGGGCAGGGAGGTGTAGCCGGTGCCGCCGTCCTGGGTGAAGAACAGGGGGATGTTCTGCACGACTTCCAGCACGGTCGGCATGGCCGGTGTGGTGTAGAGGCCCTGCGGGTTGCCGACCTGCAGCACACCGATGAAGGCGGTGTGGCCCTTGGGTACCGTCAATCCCGGCGACGGAATTGTCAGAGCTTGCACGCGGCTGGTGCCCGATAGCCGTGCCTTGACGTTCCCGAGGTCGACGGCCTTCTGAATTTGCAGCGACTCATTGATCCGGTACACGCCCACGTAGCACTGCGTCATGCCATTGCCGGTGATGGCGAATTTCACGGTTCGATACGTGCGCTCGACACCCGGCGTGATGGGGATGAACACCAGCTTTTGGTCGGCCGGTACGAATGTCGACTGTGCATTGATGATGGGGAACGACACATCGTCGTTGATGCCTGTGGACATCCAGCGGGGGGTCAGTCGTGGCAGGTTCACAACGTCGGTGGCGTACACCGCGGCTGCGTACGCGTCATCGGCCTTTTTCTTGAGTGCAGCGGTCGCGGTGGATACATCGACAGGACCCCTGCCACTAGATCCGTCCCCAAATACCGCGTTCCAGAAGTTGTTCCACGTGTCCTTGAGGTCTTCTCCGATGTCGGTGCTGCCGATCGGGCTGTGCACCTTGGCCGGGGGCAGCTTCGGGATATTGCCCAACCCGAGTAGCCCGATGATTTCCTCGGCGGTGATCTTGCCGTCGGCGGTGATCGCGGCGAATCGCTGCTCGAAATCGGCGATGTCCGAATTGGCTTTGCCGCCAAGGGTGTCAAAGAACGATCTCCACTTGCCGAGCAGCGGCCCGAGGTTCGACATGACCGAGGTGACGTTAGAGAAGTGGATGCGGCCGGCGGTGGCGCCCTCGGTGACCACCAGGGTCACTGTCGCAGACTTGACCGATCCGTCGGTCGGCACCGTCCACGAGCCGCTCAAGCTGGCACGTATCCAGGACGAATCCGCGGCCACGGGCTGAATTTTCTTGATGACGATATCGGGGAGCTTGGCGCCATCGGAGGCAAACGGGGTGATGCACAACCGGATCGGATTGGACCCCGCTGCAGCCGAGACGCCTTGCCACATCGCCGATGCGGAGATGTCCACCGCCTGGCCGGCAGCTACGTTGAACGGGTCTTTGATGCTGATCGCATGCAGCTGGCCATCGGCGTTGAGGTAGATCGACTTGCCCGACAGGTGCCCGTTCTGGGCGGCGTCGAATCGCCAGTACGGGTTGTCCTCGACCATCTTCGGGTCGGTGAATCCGCCAGCGCCGCCCAGTAGGTCGTGGGCCACATCAGCCACCCACGACGCCGGTATAACGCCCTTGAGGAATTGGCCCGCCACCTTGGCGATAGCGGTCAGGATCGATTCGGGGTGGGCCAGATCGATGCCCGCCAGGGCGTTGCGGATACCGAGCGCCCATGTCCCTAAATCATTTTCGTCGCCGTCCTCGATCCCGGTCAGCAGCTCGACCAGATCGCCGAGACCAGGTTTGTCTTTGGCCCACTCGCGCAGCTGATCAAACGAACCCACGCCGGGAATGAGGTGCCCCATGACCGCGAGCACCACGCGACCGAGGAACTGCTCAATGAACCCCTTGCCGAACTCCTGGAGCTGTTGGGCTGTGAACGGCCTCGTGAGACCGCCGCCCTGCTCGCGGTGCACCGGGGCCGAGGGGACATCCCTTGCCCAATCGGGGATCTCGGGCTGGTTGTCGGTCACAGCGGCCAGGCCTCGATGTTGAAGTGCGACATCGCGGCGGTGGCGGTGTACGTCGATGTGCCGGTTTGGCGCTCGCACCGGATGTGCACGGTGGCCGAGGTGCCAGCGGGGATGGTGTCGTAGTCGTCGGTGGTGCTGCCGGGGCCGATGGGCTTGCCCGGTGAGAACGCCAGCCGATCAGTCTGGGCGATGCCCACGCAGCGGCCCACGATGTTGCCGTTGGCTTCGCCGTTGAGCCGGGCCAGCAGATTCACGCGCACGTCGGCCGCTTCGCCGGTAACGACTGTTTGGCCTTGTGCGCGGATGCGCCGAGGCCACGGGCGGGGAGGGATGTCGATCGCGGCCATAGTCCCGTTCGCGTTGCCCGTACCGATGTTCTTGATTTCGCCCGGGTAGAACACCTCGGCAACCTTTTGCGGCACAAGCTCAAAACCGAGTAGGTCGGTTTTGACGGCCGGAATCCACCCCGCCTTGGGATTGGTCGACAGGTCCAGCGGATTCCAGCGCGTCGCACCGTCTTTGCCGGTCTTGCCGGTGTGTAGCGCCAGGTGCATCTTCCACCTGCCGGGCGTGGTATCCGTTGGGGGAGTGATGAGTTCGAAAAATGCTGAATCGGGTGTCGTATCTTCGGGGGCCAGTGGTGTCAGGTCGATCTTCTCGTCGAACTCGGCATGCTTTCCGGGCGGGCCCTGCTCGACCCCGGACACCCCTCCCATGATTCCGCCGTCTTCGCGCAGCAGCACGTGCGCCACCCCGGTGCCGTCGACCGGGACCAGGGTGTAGCCCTGTCCCTGGTAGTAGCGTGCGCCGTTGAAATCGACGATAGGCCAAGCCATGTGGGTTACCTCCGGTTAGGACTGGGGGGCCAGTGTGATGACGTTGATGGCTTCGAATGCGCCAGTGATGAAGCGTTGAATCCTGCCGAGCGGGGCCTCGTCGCGGCGGCCGTCACCGAGCTGCACCAGGGTGGTCTGCTCGGTGGGGGTGATGCGCCACATGGTGTTTTCGATGTAGTCGGTGATCATCTTGGTTCGGCGGTGATACACCAGCGACATCAAGCCGCCCTCGAAAATGTCTCGGCCCAAGGCATATTGGTCACCGTTGCGGAAAGTGACCTGCGCCGTGGTAGTGCCTTGGGCATCGAAAATCGCGTTGATGAACGCGAACATGGTTTCGATGTTGTACGGGGCGCTGGCGGTCGGGTAGAACCGCTCGATGGCCGGATGAAAGGGGCCCACCTCGTCGCGGACCTGGTACACCTGGACCATCTGGAACGCCAGGAAGCTGTTGTTCAGGAATCCCGAGAGCAGATCTGACGGGATGCCGGAGAACCCGACCACGATCATCAACGAATCGATCAACCACGCAAACGTGGCATTCATAAGATCGTTCAACCACTTTGGAGAACGGCCGCCGATGATGTGTTGCCAGCCCTCGGGGGTGTGGTCGGCGATTTCACAGCTGATGATGTTGGAGTCCTCGCCCTCTTCGGGGGCCACGACGTAGGCGTAGGGCTGCTCGAAATCGACACCGAGCTTGGGGGCGTAGAACACCCCGTTCATACCGGGTACCTGCGCGATGACCGGCTTGAAGATGTCGCCGAGTGATCCGCCGAGGTCGATCACCGTCTTGATCACCGAATCGGCAACGGTTTTGGTGGGTCCCGAGATTTGCTGGCGGTCCCGGGTCGAAAAGACGTACGTGGGCGAATCGAGGTTGGCCCACTTGTCCGGTTGCGGGTCGCCGGGCCGCCACAGGTCCATGCGGGTGTCCACACCGTAGGCGCGGGTGACATCCTTGATGACCGTTCCGCAGGTTTCCATGCGAACGGTCTTGGCGCACATGGGCGATGTGTCCAGGAACGGGTTGGTGCGCTGCACATAGGTGGGGGTGCGCAGCATCTTGCCGAAGGTCTGCACCGAGAGCTTGTCGCGCTTGAGGGCCTGCAGGATCGTGCCCATCCATGCCCGGATGTCGGCGTTGAGTGACAGGCCGTTGTTGACGAACTCCAGCCACCCGGACTGGATACGCAACGCGCACTCGGCGACCATGTTCTCCACACAGGTCTGTAGCGCCCAGATGAAGATGGCGTGCGAAATGGGCTGGGCGGCAAGGGGAAGCCACCACGTCGGCCAGATCACGTAGTAGTTCAGGATGTCCCAAATGCCGCGCATCTCGACATTGCCTGTCCACGCGCCCTTTTCGTAGCGGTAGCGGTGAACCTTGGTGTAGAAGTTCTGTCGGCTGCCGGCGGTCTCCATCTCGACCCCGACCAGGGTGTTGCGGCAGTCCATGAACATCTGGATCAGTGGCGAGCTGCCCTTGAGCATCAGCTTTCCGGTGGGGCAGTCGTTGCGCGGCCGGGCGCCCGAACCCTCCATAAGGTCCGAGCCCACCGAGGCCATCGGGGTCCACATCTTGTCGCAGACGGTGAACCGATAGCTGGTGTCGACCTTCGAGTTTTTCTCGGTCAGGGTGCGGGCGGTGGTGGCGATCCGCGCGATATCGCCCGAGCGCTTGGCCGCCTCCCAGCGCTGCTCATCGGATATGGGCATCACGAGATGGCCCCTGGATCGCAGGGGCGCAACGCATTGCGCATTAGAGCGGGTATCTCCGTCGCGGCGTGCCCGAGGCGATGATCTTGGAGTCGGCGTTGCCGCCCTCGATCGAGACCTTCACGAAATACGGCTGCGCGGGATTGCCCGGCGATTTCGGTGGTATCGCCGCGTTCTTGGAAAAGCGGCCCTTGAGGTACTTGTACAGCGGGCCCTGCGGCGGGGTGATGCCGAACTGCGACTTGATCTGATCGGCGAACGCCGTACCGTTCATGCCCGCAAAGCTCATGAACTTCTCGACCGCCTCCTGGAACAAATCGAGTTCCTGGGGCGAGGGCGGCACCGAGGTCAGGTCTTGCACCAAGGTGGTGTGTACGCGCGGATCGGTGCGCAAAAACACCACCTGATTGGGTAGCAGCGGCCCGAATTCGACATATTCGTCCGAGCCGGGCCCGTCGTAGATTTTGGCCTTGGTGAACGGCCCGAACAGCACGTAGTCGTCGTACATGTCCTGATCACCGATGTTGATGCGCTTGAGGAACCCGGTTTGCGCCACGGCAGCGTTATCGCCCGCGGCCAGCTTGCGGATAGCGGACGGTGTTGCCTGGCTGATCACCGCGCCGGCGGCGAACATGCCGTTGCCGACGCCCCGATGCGCTGCCCCCAGAGGCGAGCCCGTGCCGGTTTCGGTGACCGACAAGATCTCCATGTCGTTGCGCAGCACGCGGAACGTGCGCGGGTGATCCTCGGTGCCGCACACCAGTGTGAACTTCTCGCCCGGCAGCGGCCCGATGGGGATGGCCAGCGGCCAGCTGCGCAAGGTGGTCTCAACGAAGTTGATCGTGTAGTACAGGCGCAGGTATCCGGCGCCGTACTCGACGAACACCCCGTCGCCCGCCCAGCTGCCGTCAGGATTGCGGTTCATGCGCGCGCCCAGGATGTTTCGGCCCGAGTCGGGCACCGACCACTCCTGAAATCCCCCGTGCACCTGGGAGACGACCTGGTTATCGGTATCGGTGGCGAAATCGGGCCAGGGCCCGTTGATGACCCGGCGCCACTGGGTGCCAAACCCGTGTTCGGGGTCGTCCCACCAACGCATTTGGTCGTTGTAGGAGGTGCAGAACCCGCCGCCGGGGCCGCTGTAGCGCTGCGGAACCGCGCCGAGATCCTTGGTTTGGCGATGATCGGTCGCGAAGGTGTCGGTCATCGCGTCGTAGGTGAACGCGAACGAGTCCGCGTGGTCGAACGACTTCCACGTGCCGGTGTCGGCCTGTAGCCGCAACGTCGCTTTCTGCGAGGTGCCCTTGCGCATAGCCGAAACCGGATCGGGTTGCCCGCCTTGGAACCAGCGCACGTCGGCCCACCAGTACCCGGCATCGTGATCGAAAAAGTCCAGCCGGGAACACTTGATGGCGTCCAGCGAATCGATCAGATGCCGATAGACCCGGCGCGTGCGCGCGGCATTGCGGCCCCGGCACTTGACCGTGAGCTTGACCTCGACCGGATCCAAAAACGCGTCGATATGGTGAACGCCATCCTCGGTCGCACCCTTCTGGGTGACGTGCTTCCATGGCGCGATGAGGCCTTCGAGGTCGATCAAATGCACGGCTTCTGGCGCCGTGTACGGGTCGGGAATCGCGTACCCGCCGATCATGAACATCTCGACCGACCCGTCAAAGGCGGTCAGGCGCATCATGGGCTTTTCGCCGTTGACGAGGTGATACCAGCCATGGGGTGTGACGGGGTTGGCCGGATAGCGGATCGTCACGGTCACATCCCCGGCCCGGAGTTGCGGGCCTGCTGATGAAACGCGATATCGCGGCCGGTGCCGTCCTCGGTGGCGCGGTTGTTGGTGATGTGGATGTTGGTGTCGCCCGCCTTGACGGGGCCGCCTTGGGCGTTCGGGTCGCCCTGATTCGGGTTCGGTGGCGCGGTCGCCTTGCCGGCCACGTTCGGGATCGCCGGGGCAGCACCAGCGACACCACCGAGGATCTTGGTCAGCCAGCTCTTGTTGGCCAGCTCCGAGCCCGCGGTCGGCAGCACCGTATCCACCGCGCCCTGCACCCCGATACCTGCAGCCTGCGCACCAAACTGAATCGCCCTGTTGGCCAGCTTGATCCCGGTCTGCGCCGCCTGCCCGGCACCGGGGGCGAAGATGTCGGCCGCCGAGGCGGCCATCCCGATCGCGGTATCGATGGTGCCGCCGGGAGTGATACCGACCCCGCCTGCACCCGAACCGGTCGCCGGTTCCACACCACCAATGCGCGTCGATGACGGGCTCCACGCCTGCGCAGGCCCGGTAGCCCCACCCCACCCGCCGCCAGCGGCCGGAATACCCGCTGTCAGTGCAGGATTGGTCAACGTCGGATCGCTCATGACCGGATCGGTACCGCCCAGGGACGGATTACCGGTGACCGCTACGCCAGGACCGGCCGTCTTGGGGTAGAGCGCCCGATAATCGACCATGGGCCCGATCGGCTGCGGCGACGGTGCGCTCGACGTGCCCGAACCAAGGGGCATGTAGTACTGCTTGGGGAACTGCTTATCGAGGGCGCCGGCCGCCGAGCCTCCCAGCATCGGGCCGTGTCCTCCACCAGATTCGAAATTCATGCCGTTGGGCAGCGTCGCGGCCATGTGGCCCTGCTGCCCCGGCAGGGGATTCACACCGACATTGAAGGCACCCGGCTGGTAGCCGGGCAGGAAACCGAGCTTGGCAGCGCTGGCATCGGTGGCGAACGCAGTGGTATCGAACAGCCGTGCCGGTGAGGACTTCCCGTCGCGCAGCACCTCCACCAAATCCGAGACGGCACCCGAGCAGTCGGCCAGCCCGTTCTGCAGATCAGATGCCGGAGCGTACTTTCCGCCTCGCGCGGCCAATGCATACATCGCGGCGAGGTTGGGATCTACACCCTGTTGCAGCGCCATTGGCCCGATGCCCGCCATGGCAGCGTCCTGGGCAACACCGGTGTACTGCGGCCCAAACACGCCCTGGGCGGCCAGGATGCCCATAGCGCCGTATCCGCCCTTGGACGGGTTGAGTTGGCTGACCGCGCCGAGCTGGCCAAGGATCGGGGCCGCCGCCATATTGGCCAGGAACTTGGTCAGATTCTCGGCCAGCCCCGGCAGGCCCTTGGAGATCCCGAAATCCTTGTCCAGTGCCGCGCCGATCTGGCCCATGCCGTCGGCGAGGCCCTGCGTAGAGCTCTCCAGTTTCTTCCACGTACCTTGCTGCGCCTCAGCCAGTTTCATCTGCGCCGAAACGTACGAGCGTTCGGCGTCGGCAACCTGGTTGCGCGCTCGCAGTAGTGCGTCCTGATCGGCGTTACCCTGCTGCTCCAGCCGGATCAACGCAATGCGGTCTTGCTCCAGAGAGTTCTTGGCCCGGATCGCCGACGACTCAGCGTCATACACCCGCATGGGGTCGACCTCGTAGCGACCGAGCCCGGGCCCGCCCTTGGGAGATGAGACCAGCATCCCGGGCGCTGCGGTGGGCGCCGTGGCCAATCCTGGCGGCATGGCGACGGGCTTTGACTCCACCGACCATAGACTCGGATCGATCGGGGCCTTGGTCTTGTCGCCTTTGTCAGCGGCCTCGATCTGCTTCTTGGCCTCGTCGAACGGCACTCCCGGGCCGGCTGGCGCCGGGCCTGCGGGCCCCTGCGGCTTGGGGGCCAGTGGTGAGTTGGCCGGTACCGGGACGCCGGGCGTGGGATTGATCAAGTTGCCCAGTCCGAGCCCCACGCCGTCGCCGATAGCGTTGGCGGTGCTGCCCGGTGCGGGGATGAAAGCGCCGGGCAGATTCGGGTCGAGCTGAACCGGGGTCGTCGGCGCGGTGATCTCATCGCCCGCGTTGTTTCGCCCGCCTCCCGACCCGCCGTAGACGGGGTGGGTTACCTGCTCGCCAATCCAGTTCGGGATGCTCTGACTGAAGAACTTCACGAATGAGGTGTTGGCGAGCCTCTTTTCGATCTTGTCTATCTCGTTGGAGATAGTGTCGCCCAGCTTGGTCCAACCGCTGGCGTGCTCCTGCAGGGTGTCAGTTGCCTTGTCGGTCTTGCCCTTGATGTCGTCGAACTGCTGTCCGGCCTTCTTGAGGTCCATGGCAGCGATGGCGGTGTTGGCTTCTTCCCATCGGGTTTTGAACAGCGCCAGCCCGATGTTCGTGCGCTGTTGCGGGTCCTCGATGGCCGCCATTGCGACCATGATGGCCTCGAAGGCCCTTTTGGCTTCGTCCCCGCCCGCGGCGAAAGACTTGCCCATCGCGTCGGAGTCGAATCCTAAGGCCTTGAACGCCGCACGCGTGCTGACCGAGCCGTCGTTGGCGCTGATGGCGAACTCGCGCAGTGAGTCTGCGGCCAGATCGGTGTTGCGGATGTTCGCCTCGTACATCTGGTTGATCAGGCCCAGTGCCTCGCCGCCGGTTAGTCCGAGGTTTTTGAAGTTGATGGCGTACTCGTTGAGCGTGTCCATCATGTCGCCGGTGAGATTGAGGCCCTTTTGCTGCGCGCCAAGGATCAGGTCGAAGGCATCGACATAGCTCTTAACCATGCCGCCTGAGACGAGACCGCGCGCTCCGAGTGCCAGTGAGCGGGCGTCTTCTCCGGTGAACGCCTGGACTGTCTGCATGCGTTCGACGAACTTCTGCGCGTCCTGCTCACTGGTGTTGGCGTTGATCAGCCGTGCCTGAAATCCCACGTCGAGCGTCGACAGATTCTCTTGCGCGGACTGTCCAAAACCCTTGGCCCATGCGCTACCTGCGGCGCTACTGAACCGGCCCATGGTGTCCTTGTCCACACCCATGCGAGTGCGGAACACATCCTCGACACGCAACTGGGCCATGCCGTCGGCGATGCCGCTGGCGATCCGGCTTCCGACAAGGACGCCGACTGCGGTCAAGCCCAACAGGGCCATTCCGATGGGACCGCCTGCGGTGCCGAGTCGGGCGATTGAGGCCGCGCTGCTCACGCCATGGGTGAATCCGCCCGAGAATCCGTCGGCCATGTCGCGGCCGAGCTGGGCGGCCTGGCCAGCCTGGGCGCGCATCCCGCCGATGAAGTTGGTGTTGTTGCGGCGGCCAGCTTCCTCTGCGGCTTCCTGGTATTCGCGATAGGCCTGCGTTGCATCACGGACGGCGCGTGATTCGGCACGGCGGGCGGTCTCTACTCTTTCGGCCTGGCGCACGATCCGGGCACCATCGGCATCGCTGTCGCGTAGGCGCTGCAGCTGCGCTTCTTCGGACTTGAGTCGACCAACGGCATCCGATGCCTTGTCGTAGGCATCAGAAGCCCTGTCGCCCATGCGCTTAAGCGACTTCTCGACTTCCTTGGAGCTGCCCGCCAGCGCGTTGGCGAACTCGCGACCGGCGTCTTTGCCCGCGTTGCCGAATGTGCGTGTGGCGTCGTCGGCAACGCGCTTCCACGACCGATGATCAGCGGCGGCCCCGATGGGTATCTGCACGGACATGGTTCACCTCCTGATCATTGGTCGCCAAACGCGTCTTCTAGCAGCTCTTCTCGCGCTGACTCGATGAATTCGTTTTCAGCGGAGTCAAGTTCGTGCTGTCTGCGAGATGCCAGCGGCGATGAGTACTTGGTGTACATGTATTCGTGCGGGGTGCCCGCGTACTTGCTGGCCCGGTATGCCGCAAGTTCGTTGTGTGTGTCGGCGATGATCTTCTGCATGACCGTCCAGTCGCCGTCGCGCCCAAACGGCGGCGGTGCATGGGTTTTGAACTCTGAGTGTTCGGGTAGCTGGTGGATCAGCGACAGTAGTTGGCGGCTGGAGAGCACCAGGGCGCCGCGCTCATCGCGGGTGCCCTGGTGCCAATCGGCGATGCGTACACCGCGAAAACGAAGGTCGGCCTCGATCGCATTGGGCCAGCGGCACCACAGCGCTACTGCCTCAATTACTTTTGGAGTCGATCTTTGTCCGCTCCTCCAGCTGGCGTTGCATCAGCTTCCAGTGCGTGTCGATCTGGCCGGGAACACCGCCCGCGGCGAGGAACTTGTCGTAGGTGTCCCTGCTGCCCATGAGTGCGATGCACAGGTGCTCGTCGGGGTCGTAGTCCTGGCCATTCTTGAGATACGGGTAGATGGTTCGCTCTATCTTCTTTCCCTCGACGAGCGGATGGTCGACCAGCTCGGTGTCAAGAGCATTCATCTCCCGCTGGTAGTCGCGGTACCGCTTGCGCTGCTCGGTATCGAGAAACGCGGGGTTGGGCAGCTCCCAAACTTCGCCGTTGCCGAGATCAAAGGGCACACCTGCCATGAATCCGAGGTAGTCGGCGGCCTGCTCGCGTGCCTTTCTGGGGTCGACGGGGTGTAGAACGTCGGTGGTGTCTTCGGTGCTCATGGTTGTTCCTTTCGGGCTGGTGGGCTTGGGGTTTCGGGCTGGAATGGGGGGGCTCACCTGGCGGGCGCAGCCCGACGCCCGCCAGGTGAGGGTTCATCAGGCGATGGTCGCGGCGGCGGACTTCGGGGTGTAGACCGAAGCGCCGTTGGTGCCGGTCACCTTCACGCGGAACTTGGTCGCACCGGCCGCCACGCCCTTGACCTTGACTGTGGTGTTGCCACCGGACGAGACCGCGGGCCCATCGAGCTCTGCGGGCAGCCAGGTGGTCCCGTCATCGACGGTGCTTTCGGCGGCGAAGGTGAACGGATCACCGGCGCCCGTGGGGTCGGCTAATACGATCGCGGCCTTACCGGCGGCACCGGGGGTGACCGTCGGCGGGGTGTTCGACACCTTGGGGGAGCCCTGAATCGTGGTCCAGCCCTTGCCGCCGACCCATTCGCCATCCAGGCCGGGAATCAGGATGCCCGGGTTGCGCGGATCGGGGATCAGGAAGAACGGGTCAGGTTCGAGCGAAAACTCCAACTCGGCGGCGTCGGCGTCTTCCTTGTCCATCTTGGCCGCGCCGATCTTGGTCAGCTTGCACAGCGGGATGGGCTCGACGGTGTACAGCTTGCCGCCGGCCCGGGACCGTGCGCGCACCAAAAGCAGCTGGCGGGGAACGAAATCGGCTTCCAGCGGGGTGCCGACGAAAAAGTCCTTTTGACCGGCGTCCTCGACCAGCAGGTTGCCGTCCTCGTCCTGTAGCGGCAGGTTGTTGCGCACTCGCTTGATCAACGGCTTGAGCGATTCGATCGGGGTGAACTTCACCGTCTTGCCGATCTTGGTGATGTCGTTCTCGATCGGGAAGTTCGACTGCAAGATCTCCAGCGGACTGACGTCGACGTTCGGTTCGCGCTCGGGGCCACCGGTCTTGGTGTTGGCACCCATGAACAGCCAGCCCTGGTTGGGCTCGGGGTTGGTGCGCCATTCGCCGCCGATCTTGCGCTGCGCGAACAGATCCGGGCGTAGCTTGCCGTCCTCGGTGAGCGGGTTGAACACGTGCGGGCTGATATCGGTCGCGGCGCCGCGGTAGTCGCGGATCAGCACGGCCACCAGTGGGCCACGAATGGCGAACCGGTTATCAACGTCGTTGAATCCGCCGTCGCTCCAGTCAACGCCGGGTGTGGGTTGCGTCATGTGACGCTCCTTTCATAGGTGAGGAACCGGAAAGGGGAACAGATTCCGGCGATTTGGTGCGGCACAGCGCCGCGACGCGATCGAGGGACCGCGACGTTTAGATGAAGGACAAGCCGAGTTCGCAGATCGCCTTGAGGCGAAAGGCGTTGTCGGCCTTGTATTCGCGCAGCGTAGAGAGCTGCTGAAAGTCGATGTAGTCGACGTTGGCGAGCGTGCCGTCAGGCATGGGCACATCGACGATCTCGCTACCGAGCAGCATGATCCGCCGATCGGTCTTGGCGCCCTCGCGCTGCGCCTCGGTGATCGTCTTGCCGAAGGTGTGGATCGACAGGACAGCGGTGCAGTAGAACAGGTTCGCGTCGTAGGTGCCGTCAATCATGTTGACTTGGCGGAACGGCAGCGGATCGTCGGGCTTGCGTTCGATGTCGCAGGGGCCCAGCGGTGCGAGGTGGGCGAGCATCATCACGATCGCGTTGGGGGGCATCTGCTCATGCAGCGCGACGGTCATCAGTCGGGCCTGTTGATGACATCGGCGGCGGTGCCGCCGAACGCGATGGCGGTGCGGGCCGCGACGGCGAACTCCGGTGTCGGGCTGGTGCCCCCGGTGCCGTCCTCGATCCAGTGGGCTTTGAAGTTGTCGTTGATGACCTTGGTGTCATCGTCACGGCCCTTGCCCTGCTGCACTTTCCACGCCGCGCCGTAGTCGCCGTGATCGACCGGCGAGATGGACTTGGCGTGTGCGGCCATCTCCTTGCCGACGCGCGCCTTCTCGGCTTTGGCTTGCGCCGAGGTGTGGATCGCCTTGTCGATATCGGACTGCGGCACACCCAACGCGACCAGCGGGTTGGGTGTGCGATCTGCGGCCATCAGCCGACCCTGCGCTGGCAGATACAGAACACATGATCTTCGTGGCCGTCGAGGTCGAATTCGAGCACTGCGTCACCGACCATGCTGTGATCGCGGTCCAGGTGGCGAATCCGGTGCGCCGATCGGATGTCGGCGACCGCGACGGGCGCGGCGGCACCGGTGCCGTCGACGGCGGGGATATGGCCATCGATGACCGGCAGGAACGCCCACGATTGCTCAGTGGTTGTGGTGGTGATGGCCTGGTTGTCCTCGGCCGTCGACTGCACCTCGAACAGGCAGTTATCGACCCATACAACGCGTTCGGTGACTTGCGGCTTGCGGTACTCGTCCAGGATCGGGTCGCCCTGCCCGTCGAGCACCGGCACATCCCACACGATCGCGAGCCGCTGCCCGCCCAGGGTGTCCATCAGTAGTCACCCCTGGGGAAGTGGCCGCGCGCCTTGGCCTGTAGCGCCAGGCCGAGCATGCGGTAGTGGCGGCGTGCGATGAACTTCTCGACGGCTTCGCGATCGATCGCAGCCTGTTTGGTGCGATGGCCCACTGTCTTGGTGAACGATGAGACCGGGCCGAACTCGCCATACATCAGCGCGTCCCGGGTGACCTCGAATGTGACCACCTTGGCCGCCGGATCATCGTTGGCAATGGCCGGTTTCTTGTCGCGTATCCAATCGGAGACGACCGTCAGTAGAGGCGCCGCCACCAGTTTCTCAGCTGCCGACAGCGGCCGGAACATGGCGGCGAACGCCTCTACGTCAAGGAAGTCGGTCACGAAACTAGTCCGTGGCCTCGATCAGCGCCCACAGGTCGTCCTTCTCCTGTGCCTCCAGCTCGTCACGGTCATACGTGCCGTTGGCCATCAGCCAGTCGACCAGGACGGCCTTGGTCGCGGCCTTGAGCGGCTTCTTACGAGGCGCATCACCCTCGGTACCGGTGGCCTGGCTCGGGTTCCCGGAATCGCCTGCGGTGGAGCCGGGATCGCCATCCCCACCGTCGCCGCTGTCGGTGTCGCCGTCATCGGTGGCATCCGCCTCGACCACATCACTGTCGTCATCGGTCGATTCGGCCGGCAGCTCAACACCGAGTGCACCGACGGCGAGGCCGCGCTGGACCTCTTCGTCGGTGAGCGTGACGAGCTCGCCGAAAAACGCGCGCCGCCGAGTGCCTGCGGGCGTGAGGTATTCCCATGTCGCCGCAGTCACCCGATGTTCTGTGACCTCGGGCATTACGGGGCGCCCTTCAATCCGGTCACCTTCTTGACCGCGTACGGGTCAGTGACGCCCATGATCGGCAGCACCGAAGACTGGACCCAGTTCTGCTTGGTCTTGGGCTCGCGCCAGGTCTCGGTCGAGAGCATCTGCTCGTAGTCCAGGAACCCGACACCGCCGCGCACACCCGCGTAGGCGCTGCCATTGGCGACGCGGTTGGACCGGAACATCGAGATATCGGCGTCGGCCAGGATCTGCGGCAAGTCCGGTCCGTAGGCGATGCGCAGGTCCGCGTACTGCACGGGGTTGACGACCCACACGTTGTAGACGTAGCCCAATTCCTCGACATCGGCGGCCAGCTGCGCGGCGATGATGTCGGCGAATGGCCGGGCGTTGTTCGGGGTCGGGTTGTTGCCGGTCAGGGTGACGTTGCCCCAGTCGTGTCCGGGGATGACACCCGCGCCGCCGAGACTGGCGATAACGGCCTCCAGCACGGCCACGGTGCGCTGATTGATCTTGCGCACCAGCGTGTTCGCCAGCTGTGTGGTAAGGCGGTCCATCTGGGCGCGGTCGTTGCGCCGGATCGCCTCATCGGACATCCAGAACTTGCCACCCCAGTCCTCGGACTTGGCGACCTCGGGCTGGGTGCGCTCACCCTGCACGATCGTGTACTCATCGGACGGGCCGCGCTGTTCCACATCGTTCTTGGTGTACAGCTCGTTGATGCGGATCACGTCGTAGATGATCGCCCCGGCGGTGGTGCTCGCCCCCGAGGACGAAAACAGTTCCGGGGTAATGAACTTCTGCAGCGTCAGGTCCGAGAGCCGCTTGGTGATCCGGCCGGGCTGCTTATATGCCAGGTCGACCGAGATCTTGTTGTCATTGATGACCGGCGCACCCAGCGGGTACGCGACGGGAGATGTTGTCATGGTGGGTAGCCCTTTCCTAGTAGAGGCTGATCTCGGCGTCGGCGCCATCGGTGGCCGCGGACAGTGCGTAGCCAACGGCGACGCCGCTGGCGAACTTCTTGGCCTTGCCGGCCGTGCCGACCTCGACCTCATCGAATGCGGCGAGCGCGCCGTCGGCGGTCACGTAGGTGACACGCGAATTGCCCCGCGCCACACCAACAATGTCGCCGCTGGCCGCGTCGTACTTGGAGACGCCGCATACCCGGCCCGCCGCATCAGCGGGGGCCACGGCGATGTTGCCGGTGGCGGTGCGGTTGCCGCTGATCTTGAGGAACCGCTTACCGGTGATGGCAGCTGTTGCGCGGCCGGTGATGTCGCGGCCGGGCTCGTAGACGCCCACGTTCTCGTTGGTCATGATCTATTCCTTCCCTTCCGAACTCGGCGCGGTGGGCGCGGAGTCAAACCAGCTCAGGTCATTGGGCACCGGACCGTCTGCGGGCTGCGTGGAATGCCCCGTCTCGGCGAGAGGGACCACCCCGGGTGCCAGCGCGGCCAGCACGGCGGTGTGTCCCTCGCGGTCGGCGGCGAGCGCCTGCAAGTGGTGCTCGCGACGTGCCGGGGCGACCTTGCCCTCGGCGATGGCCTGATCGACCACACGCTCGTCGCCCTCGCGCAACTGCTGGGCGCGCGCCTCGGCGCCCGCCCGTGCGGCCGCGACGGTGGCCTCGTACTGGGCCCGCTCAACGACCGTCATACCGGCCTTGGCGAGCGCCGCCGTGGCCTGCTCTAAAGTCGGTGCAGCGGGCGGGGTTTCGTCACTCTCCTGGCCGTCGTCGGCACGCTCTTCGAGCGCTTCGGCGGCAGCAGACAAAATGGTCTCGTCGTCGGCGTCGGCATCGATACCGAGCAGCTTGGCGAGGCCCTCATTCAGGGTTGCCACAATGGGCTCCTTTCCTCTGTTGACCTCGCCCTTCTCGGGCCGAGGGGTCTTGTTGTGCACCAGCGGAATTCGTGGCGCGGGCGCGGATTGGCGTCCGGCATAGCGGAACGCCGACAGATCGAACACCGATGCACGCGCGGCAGCGGACTTGGAGTCAGGCTCGGGTAGCTCGACGACACGATCGGCCAAACCGGCCTCGACCGCTTCGTCGGCGAGCAGCCAGGTTTCCTCGGCCATCACGTCGAGCCAGTCCTCGACGGTGCCCCCTGCTCGGTCGGCGTAGATCTGCGCAATGTTGGTGTTGTGCTGGGCCAGTCGCGCCGCGCTCTTCTCCATGGCGCGGGCATCTCCGACGCACGCCGCCCAGGCGTTGTGCACCATCATCTGGCTGTTGCGGTTCATCACGATCTCATCGCCGGCCATCGCGATCACCGAGGCGATCGAGGCCGCGAGGCTGTCGACCACGACGGTCACCGTGGCGGGGTGATCACGTAGCGCGTTGAGAATGGCGATGCCGTCGAACACCGAGCCGCCGGGGCTGTTGATGCGCACCGTGATGGCATCGTTGTCGATCGCGATCAGGTCGCGGGCGAACTGTTCGGCGGAAATGCCGTACCACGAATCGATTTCGTCGTAGATCAGCAGCTCGGCCGGGCCGTCATCGGTCTTGGCGGCATTGCGGATGCTGTACCACGGGGGGCGTTGGCCCGCCGTGCGATTCTTGGTCACCACAGCGTCGGGTCTCCGTTCCTCGTGGCCGTGCTGGCGCCACCGGGGCGCGCTCGGGTATGGGTGCGCACACGCACCGGCCCTCCGCTGTTGCGGGGCGCGGCGGCGGATTCGTCGTCGGGCTCCGGTTCGTCCTCGGGCGCGTTGGGATCGGGACCGGGTAGGCCAGTGGCCGAGCGGATGAAGGCCTCAAGACGGGCGTCGGGTGTCAACAGTCCTGCGTTGACCAGCATTTGCAGTGCCGCGGCGGTAGCGTCCTGGCGCGAACCGATCTCATCGAACACCAGCAGCGGCGCCGGTTCGTCCTCGCCGAAATTGAGGTCGACCAGATCCTCGACGACATGGGCTTGCGCGGTGTTGCGCACGTCCTCGGCTTCCGTCTGGACGGACTGTACGAACGTGTCGGCCTGCACGCTAGCCAGGGCATGGGAGCCGCCCTTGCTGTCCAGATTCAGGAAGTGCGCCAACGCAACCAGCGCCATTTGGTGGTCGTGGTATTCGATCGCACGGCGCGGGTCTATTGGGGTTCCCGATGGTGAGGCGATCGCGAAGTCCTCGCCCTCGGTGATGGCAAGGCCAGCCGTTTCACCGCCTCGGAACGCCGACGCGATGGCCAGCAGCTCTTCCATCCGGTCCGGGTCCTCGGAGTCGGTCGCGTTGCCCTTCATGACCGGGACGCCGATGCCGTGGCGGCGTGCTGCGGCGGCCTCGATGCGCATCAGCTCGTCTTTGAGCTTCCAGTGCTTGTAGGCGGGCCGTAGCAGGCTGTTGCCGATCCACACCCCCGGGTCGGGTTCGTGCGCGTACACGACCAGCCGGTTGATGGGAATGATCGAATCCAGCGGCCCGCCAGCTGGTATCGCCACTCCGCTCGATGTCATGGTGAACCCGCTGGAGGGGTGTTGCTCGATCGAGACCAGACCGCCGTCGCGGTCGACGTTCCACTTGGCGATGGTCACCTGGGGGCGCGGGGCGAGCTTGCGCAGCACGGCGCGTACGTTGGCGCCCTCGCCTTCGAGACGGTAGACCTGCTCAAATACCGAGTGCCCGTACCGCAATGCCATAAGGGCCTGCTGCAGGTGTTTGTCCCAGGAGAACCGGCCACGGGTGCGCGCCGGGGGTTCGTCCTCGTCGGCGGCGCCCTCGATGGGCAGACCCAGATTGCGGGCGATGAACTCGGTGACCTCATCGCTGGCGCCGTTCTGCCGGATACGCCACGCGGTGCGGCGAATGGGTAGCCCAATTGCCCGCAGCACCGACGAGATTCGGGCGTCCTCGCGGACCATGCGCGTGTAGGTCCACACCGACAGTGGCCAGATCAGGTCGGTGGTCTGCTCGAACTGGTCGATAGGTCCACCCCAGCCGGTCGCGCCGGCCGAGCTGAGCACGTACCCCTGTTCGGTACGCGGGGCGGCGGTCTTCTTCGGTGCCTGCTGATCGGCCATGCTCGCCCCCTTTCTCAGAATGCGGCGCTCATTGCGTCGAAATCGGCGGTATGCCGGTGTGATTGGTGCTCTCGTGCGGCCCCGGTGCGGGGGCTGACGGTCTTGGCGGGTGCCTTGACGCCGAACTTCAGTAGTGCCCAGTGCGCCATCGAGACGCACACCAGCGGCGTTCCAGCGCCCGTGTAGTCCTCTGCCCAGATGAAGTCGCCTTGTGGCAGCTCTTGCATGGTCGCGCTGACCACCGAGTCATTCAGGACTGGCTGATCACTGTGGGACAGCTTGCCCGCCAACGCATCATCGAGCAGGCCACCGCAGGCGAGGGCAATTTCGGGGGTGCCGATCATGTTGGGCTCGATGCCAGCGGCTGTCAGTAGCGGTTCCAGGACGTTGGCAGTGTTCTTCCGGTCGATCACCAAGGCGATGGGGTTCCACTCGGTCACCTTGGCGATCAGGTACTTGGCGATCTCGGTGTGCGAGCCGTTGCGCAGCGGACCTACCTCAATGTGGCTGCGGCCGTCAGTGGCCCACTGCGCGGCGGTGATCGACCACGCGTCACGGTTGCGTGCGCGGCGCACCGCGATCACGCGCGAGCCGATGAGCTTGGCGTCGGGATTGGCCATATCGCCCCATATCGCCTCGGGAATCGGCGAGCTGATCTCTTCCTCGTCGGGC